GCATGGGCCGCGGTGTGGGTGACGGCCTCGAGCCCATTCGAGTAGCAGAGCACGGACGCGATGACATTGATATAAACGGACGCTTTACCCTGCCCTACGTTCGTCACCATCGCGGCGCCACCAGGAACAGGCTTCATGTCGCGGACGTAGGACTGTGCCGGCCAGATCGCGTTGATAAGCCCACGATCCACGGACGCGGCGTAGTTCCCTTGCTGCACCCAGAGCGGTGTGAACCTGGTCATGTCGTCACTACTTCCTGGTGAGCGCGTCCACAGTCCGCTTCGTATCGCGGAACAGGCGCGTAAACGATGGTGGCCTACGTCCCACCACGAGCTCCACACCTTCGTCTCCATCGTCACCTATCGCGTAGGTGATACCTAACACTCGTAGCTCTGTCTGCACGTCTAGGCGGCCGGACTGCACCACGAGCGGCACCACGTCACCCATGCGCGGCTTGCCGTACATGTACGAACCAGGCCGGAGCTGCAGGGTGTAGGACGGCACCAGGTCACCCACCAGCGCCAGGTTGCCGGCCACCTGTTCGTCCAGTGTGGTCTGCAGCGTCACGTCCGGATTGTTGAGAACACTCATCCAGCCACCCAGCGTCCGGCCGTAAGCGTCAGCGTTGTAGGCGTCCGAACGTAACTGTGGCGCGAACGCGTCAGCCTTTTTTCCTATCGCCCACACCCTGTTCGCGTAGTCGGCGCTGGACAGGGTGCGCGTGAGACTCGAGACGTTCCCCCCGTAGACCAGCGCCATGTCCGTCCGCCCTACCCCTTGCTGAGGGTAGAAGATCCGGAGCACGTCCACGTTCGCTGGCACGTTGTAGATGCCTGGCGATGGTGACGCGCCATCGCCTACGAGCTCCGCGGGTACTTCCGGTGCCGGCAGGACATCGAAGTCGAAGCCGTTTATCACCTTCGATAGGTCGTCAATCAACTGGAAGATTTCGCTCCCTGGTTCCCACAGCCTGTCTCTGCGCGGTCCGTGCACGGTGCGCGCGGTACCGTCAGGGTTCACCATCGCTACTGCCAGCGGTAACCACCATCCCGGCTGCAGCGTGGTCTGTCCTCCGGTGAACGTGGTGCCCTGTGAGTAGATCCCCCAGGACCACACCAGCATTGCTACGGCTACGTCCTGAGTGTTCGGTGTAGGTGATCCGTTGTTGAAACTGTTACCCGCGGACAGGTAACGGCGTTCGAGCATCGCGAGATAGTCACGGCATCCGTAGGTGACAGAGTGGGACTGTTCGGATACCTGGTCCTCCGCGTGGGACACAATGAACCGGCCTACACACACGTCGCGGCCGGTCCAGTCATCCCACCGCCACGCGTACACGTCATGCTCGAGCTCACGGATAGCTAGGGCCTCTTCGCTCCGGCCGTCCACCGTGAATGTCAGCGCCGCGCCCTTCGCCCATTCCTGTTCGAGCCGGCGTCCGCGCACACCTACGAGCTCGCGTATCTGTGTGGACTGCCAGCCGTCGCCACCAGGCTGGCCGGTGCTCGCGTCCCAGCCTTCGTCATGAAATTCTCGCCGGTGCAAAGTCAGACGCCACCGGCCGCGCCCTACCGGCACCGGATACGGTGCCAGGTCGTCCAGGTCACCGGCGCGCGGTTCGGCCACCGTCATGTCAGGTAGCGCTCATTCCATGTCGCTGTGGTGTTCGTTACGTCCGTGGTGGACTGGCCGGATTCTCCACACCAGTGGTTCGAGCGCGGTTGAAACAGTGGCCACCCACCGTTATTCGCCATGTTCGTCCAGTTGAGTAGCGCGGTTACGTCCTGTGTGGGGTCACCGTTCCGGTACGCGGTCCGCTGTGCGGTGTCCACGAGCACGTAGGCGCCGGCGTCTATCACCATTGACTGTGCGAAGGTGACACGGCCGGACTGCACCCCACCCTGGGTGGTGTTCGAGCAGTTGAACATGGGCGCGGTTACCGGACCATTGAACCGGAGCACCGGATGTACCGGCACGTCTCCGGCGTTGTAGGCGTTCGCGCCCTGGGCCGCGCGCGGCGCGCCGGCAGGGTAGGTGCGCGGTGGCACTTCGTTATACGTTCGGCCCAGCTCCACGGACGCGCCTGGGTACACCGTGATTACCTTCGCTACCGGATTGATCGCGGCCGGATCCGAAGCTATCCACTGAAGGTGGATATCGCGCTGGTAGTCGTTGTCCACCTTGAACGCGTACACCTGGGCGCGCACTACCAGTGTCCGTTCCGGTAGGCCTGGCCGGTCGAGTATGTAGTGGAAGGTGGGCCGCGCGCTGGGGATCATGAACGGCGCGAACATTCCGGCCACGGCGTCTATCTGCGCGCCGGCGCCGGCCACCGCGGCCACGTCCACGGATACCACACGGCCACCCATGAATACGGTCCGGTCGTCTATCCCATCTGCGTCCGGCCGGTTCGTTACCACTTCGCGTACGTCCGGTGTTCCCAGGTCTAGTTCTGTGACGTAGTAGCCGGCGTCCGGCTGGTGGAGCTCCACGGACAGGCTGCCGAGTGTCAGCCACGCGCGGCGCACACAGGTCACGGCTAGATCCGTTCCTGTTGCGCGGTCCACGCCAGCCGGCGCATGAACGCGTCTACGTCCAGTGTTTCGCGCACCTGCACACTGTCTATCCAGATGGTGGGCCCGCTCGAGCTCGAGACGTTCGAGAACACTTCGCCGTTCACCCCTGAGAACACTTCGCCCTGGTGGACGACGGCCAGGCCGGTCTGGGTGACCAGTCCACCCTTCGCGAGCTCCGGAATGTTCGGCACGAACGGTATTTTGTTGAAGCCGCGGATCATGACGTTGATGGGCCCGCGGATCATGTCCGCGATGTGTTCGCCCACACCGCGCGCCGCGTCAAACATGGAGCTCACTACGTTCTTGGCGCGTCCCACCACGTCCGCAATGAAATTGTAGGCGCTACTAATCGCGGACCGGATCCCATCTATGACGTTCTTGATCGCGGACGCGGCGCTATCGAACGGTGCGCGCAGTACCGCCAGGATCCCAGACCAGACGCCCTTGATGAAACTGAACGCGGACGAGACGGCGGCCTTGATCCGGTCCCAGTTTTTCACGATGGCCAGCACGGCCACACCGATGGGTCCGGTCAGTATCGCTACGAGCAGCGGCCAGTTTCGCTTGATCCACTCCCACACACCGCGGAGCACACTTAGGATCTTGTCCCAGTTTTTCACGATCAGTAGGACGGCTACACCTATCGGGCCTGTGAGTATCGCGAGCAGTAACGGCCAGTTGTCCTTGATCCAGTTGAACGCGCCCTGCACGGCGCCCAGGATGGCATCCCACGCGGCCTGCATCGCATCCCACACCGCGGACGCGGCGGCCTTGATCGTGTCCCAGTTTTTCACGATCAGCACACCGATAGCGATGAGCGCGGCTATGGCCGCGATTACTACCACTACCCAGATGAACGCGGCGCCCAGGCTGATACCGAACAGTTGTGTTACCAGCGTGGCTATCTTCATGACCACCACGAACGCGCCTATCGCGGCTACGAGCGGCACGATTACGGCAGCGTTCTTCTCCACGAACGTGGCCATGTCCTGCAGGTAGGGCAGGATTTTCTGTAGGACTGGCAGTAGCGCGGTGCCTATCGCGGCCTTCGTGTTCGCCATGTCCGCGGCCAGTTTTTTCTGCTGGTTCGCGGCGCTGTCGCTCGTGCGCGCGAAGTCGCCTTGCGCATCGCTGGTCTGCGCGAAGATTTCGGCCTGTGTCGCCAGGACTTTCTGTTGCGCGGTGAGCTCCGGCACGGTGCCCTTGACGGCCTTTGCCACACCGGACGCCGCGAGCTCGTAAGCCTGGCCGGCCTGGGTGGCTTCCTGGCTGTTCTTGCCGTGAGCCTTTACGGCCTTCGAGTATGCGACCAGCGCGCGCTGTGCTGTCAACTGGGCGCGCTTAATCTTGTCCGTGTCACCGGTCGCCTTGACCAGTCCCATAGACAGCGCGCGTGACTTGATCGCGCCTTCGTTCAGTAGCACACCGAACCGGCGCATAGGTTCGGCCTCACCCTGCAGCGCGGACTGAATCGCCAGCATCGCGTCCTCAGGTTTCCCACCCTTGAAACTGGCCAGGTCGCCGGCCAGGCCCACGAGCCCTTCCGAGAATTTCGCGAGCTCGTTACCGGACAGGCCGGCACCCTTACCGAACGCGGCCACCTGGTTCGCGGATTCCAGCGCGGCCTGGGTGCTCATACCGAACGCGTCCGCGGCGCCCTTCGCCCACGCCTGCACACCCTTCGCGGCGCCCTCGAACACCACTTCGCTGGCACCGATGGTGTCCTGAAGTTCCGCGGCCTGGTTGATGAATTCTTTTATCTGGGTGACCGCGAACGCGCCGGCTACCGCGGCGCCTACACCCTTCGCCCAGGACTTCATTTTCGAGCCGGTGCCCTGGGCCTTATCGACTTCGGACCGTAGCTTCGTGCTGTCGCCTATGAACCGGACCAGAACGTCTAGGCCACCGGCAGGCATTAGCCGTGTCTCCGTGCTCGAGCTCGAGCCTCCGCGCGCCGTTGCGCGCGCTCTTCGTCCTTGAGTACGGCGTTCATGGCGTCCAAGAGTCCTAACGGCATCCGCATAACGTCCTCAGGGTTCAGGTTCCAGACGCGCGCAATCTGGGCAGCGTGGCGCCATCGCTGGCGCCTGGGACTTCCCCCTCCGTGTCTGCTTCCACGTGTTCTATGTCGTTCGGTCCGTAGCCCATCGCCTGCTCGAAGGTGAACGTGGGATCCGTGCGGCGTACTGTCACCCACACGAGCGCGGCCATACCGCGCGCCTGGGATTTCTCGAACAGGTCGGACAGGCTTACGCCTAACTGTTCTTCTACGTCGGCCAGGTCCGCGAACGTCATGCTGGCCTGGTCAATCAGCACCTTCTCGCGCGTCACAGTCTCCCCACTTCCACGGCACCCAGCGCCCAGCATCCGGCGTAGAACGTCCTGGCCGCGCCTTCGGTACCGCGCGTGGTGGCACCGGTCCGTCCGTCTATGTAGTGCGCGTAGGGCAGGCCTCCGCCGTAGTGGACGGTGGCCGTAGGGCCCACCTGTTCGGCCATGACGGTACGGCGTAGGCGGCCGGTACGGACCGGCACGAGCGCGCGGACACGGCCGGCCACCTGTTGCGCGGTCCGGCCTGCTACCGGTCCGATGCCGCGGCTTACACCTGTGACCAGTTGCCGAAGCCCAGCGTCCAGCTCCCTGGTGTCTACTTCCACGCGCGAGCTCACGCCGCGGCCGTGGCCTCTTCGTCCGCGGCGCGCGTGGCCACCGGTGGCGTCACTGGGAATGTCGGCTCTCCCTGCACCGCGAGCACCAGATCGAATTCTGAGGCTTCGCCCACGGCGCCGGACAGGTACGCGAAGCCTGTCACGTAGGCGTCTCCGGCCATCGCCACGTTGTCCTCGGACACGGCCACGCGGCTGTCCGGCACGAGCAGGAACGGCTGCACGGTGTTACACAGCGGCCGGAGCAGGTTCCACAGGCCGGCCGCGCCGAAGGACTGCACACACGTCACCGTGATTGTCCACTTTTCCGGCTTGTAGGACGTGTAGACGCCACAGAACGTCTCCACGTCGTTGCTGTCCTGTTCGGGGTGTGCGTCCACCTGGTTCGCGCCACACTGAATCTCCACCTCCGCGCCGGCCGGACCGATGGAGATTGTCGGCTTCTGCAGAATGAACGGTGCTACGTCTACGGCTGTCGCTACCACTACGGGCCTCCTAGATGGAGTGGGTGGGATAGATGGATCCGTGCGGACTGGTAGACCAGGCCGCCTACGTCTACAGGGGTGGGCGCGCCCACGGCCTCGAGCACCATTCCGGCGCGCTCGAGCGCCGGCAGGCCCGCGGCCACGAGCTCTTCGAGCTCTTCGTAGCCTGGTGCCGGATCTATCCGTGCCGCGAACACAATCACGTCCAGGCGCGCGGTGTAGGTGCACACCGTCTGCGGTGTCACCCACGGATCCGGCCACACGAGCGCGAAGCACGGCGGCACCACAGAGTCCACTGGTGCTTCGTGTACCGGCCAGTCGTCACCGGCTGGTGCCAGGCCGGACAGCGCGCCGGCTACCAGCGTCCGGAGCTCCACGAACGCTGTCATAGGACTACGCCACGCCAAATTGCTGTTTCAGTGGGATCAGGGTCCGCGCGTGACGCGCGAACGGATCCGCGGGTGCGTGGAGAACGCCTATGTCTGCGAAGCCCACGGTGCCGAACGCTGAATCGTTCGCCTTGAACCACTCGAGCCCTCGAGCCACGTTCACCATTACGGCCAGTGGATCGTCCGCGGGTATCGGATCGTCTACGTGGCGCGCACAGTGGTGATCTATTTCCTGCGCGGCGGCATCCAGAGATTGCGTGAGCAGGTCTGTATTTTTCGCCGTCACTGTGACACGTAGCGCGCCGGCTAACTGGTCCACGGTGGCGTAAGCCACGGCTAGGCCTCCGGTTCACTGTCGGCCTTCTCCGGATCCGGTTCGGGCGGCGGTGGTTCCGGTGCGCGCACTACTTCCTGGTTCGGCGCGTCGTAGTAGTCACCGGCCATTAGGCGTCCAGACGGATGATCCCGGCAGGCAGGATCATGGCCGGCGCGAAGTAGCCGGCGTAGGCCACCTGCACACCCAGCACAGATGGCTCTGTGACGGACAGGGTGCCGATCCGCTGTTCGTACACTTCGGCCGCGGCGGTGGAGATCATGAGCGCGGTTCCCGCGGACAGCGCCGCGGACATGACTACCGCGATCCCACTGATGGATCCCATCGGACCGGATCCGAACGAGCCGGCATTGAATCCTGAGCTCTGCGCGTTCGTGGGGTTCACCGGCGCGAACAGTGGGCCGATCGCGCCCATCATGTCCGGCGCCACCGCGAGCACCAGCGAACCGGCACCCTGGGTGGCGGTGTACGCCGCGCCGGCCGCCTGCCAGATAGCCGCGGAAGTGGTCGCGGCGTCCGGTGTGGCCGGCAATGCCGGCGTCTGCGCGGTGGCGTTCGCCTCGAGCGCCGCGGCTGTCACCTGTTCGGTTTCAATCGCGTACTGGCCGGCCAGATCATTGACCACGATGTCCATGATCTGCGGCACGGACCAGTCAATGTTCTGGCGTGAGACGTTCACGTATCCGCCGTAGGTGGCCATCGTTACCGTGGTGCCGGTAATCAACATTTTCCGGCTCACGAGCTCTGTCTTTTCGGCGGACTGCAGCGCCACGTCTGTGTGCTGGGTGATCCGCGGCCTGGTGAAGTGGCCACCAGGTACGGCGCGCGGGCCCAGCGCGGACACGATGGGCCGCGCCGCGTCAATGAAATTGATGACAGGCTGAACCACCGGTGTGGGGATCAAGCCCAGGTTGTCCGCGGTGGTCTGGTGGGCCGCGGCGCGCTCGTAAACGGCCATCCGTGTCCTGGCCTCTTCGAGTCCGGCGCCGGCCTGCCACCGGTCCACGATGTATTCGCCGGCCGTCCGGTACTCCACCGTCGTCTGCGCGCGCGTGTCGCGCGCGGCCGCGAACGCGCCGGCCAGGTCACGCGAACGCTGCGCGGACTCTTGCGCGATGCGGACCCCTTCCTGCAGCGGGCCCAGTTGGTCCGCGCATGTCGCGATGCGGTCCGCGGCGCGCTGGTATAGCTCCATCTCCTGCGCGTTCAGGTCGCGGCCCGCGGACTGTGCGCCTTCGATCAGTTGGTTCTGGAAGTTGCCGCGCTCTTCGATTTCCGCGGTCAGCCTGGCCACCATCGCGTCCGTTGCGGACATACCACACACCTCCACGAGTACGAGTCTGGGGTGCCGGTGTCCTCTTCCCTACCCGCGGCTCTGCGCGGTTCTGGCAGGGGTGACGCGCGACCTATGGGTGACGATACGCCAGGCTGGCACGTTCGGCCAGGATCCTGTCCAGGTTCGGCGTAGCGCTCGAGCTCGAACGAACCGCGATTACTTCGGACCCCTGGTAGGCCGGCGTAGGTGTCAGCGCGATGTGATCCAGATAGGCCTTCACGATCCGGCGCCGGTCGCGTGTCTCCCAGCGCTGGTCTGTGGGCAGCACACCGAAGCCCACAGAGCCGGCCAGCATCCCGTCCGCGGCGTCCACGAGCACCTGGTCACCTTCGGCCGTGCGGCGTATCTGAAGCTCCGCGCGCAGACCGGCGCTGTCGGCAGGGTGCAGCGCCACCACACGTCCCACCCACCGTTCCGGATCGTGGTCCACGTTCACCTGGAACCTGGCGCGGCCTACGCGCTTCTCGACGGCACCGAACGCGCCGGCCGTGAAGCACTCTTCGATCATTCGGCCCTGGTACTCCACCGGTGACCACTCATCCCACGGCACCGCGAGCAGGTCGATTAGCCGTTCTGGGTAGTCCACACTCTGAATCGGCACAGCGCGCAGCTCTATCGGTGCCTTGTCACCCATTGATCCCACCGCCTAGTGGGAGTGGTACTCCCACGTTGTAGCGTTCGATTGTCGCGACCTGTTCCGGTGTGAGCACCCCGGCTTCTATCAAGATCTTCCATGTCTGCGCGCGTGAGTACGGGTCCGGCCTCACGTACTCGTCGCGGTTCACCTCGAACGTCGTACCCGCGGGTAGCGCCCAGCCGGATAGGGCCTTGCATACCGTCTCAGCCTTCGGCCGTAGGCCGGCGCGCCAGTGGTAATCGAACAGGCTCGAGACGTTCGAGTACGTCATGCTGTCGCCACCGCTGGGCAGTCCGACCAGGAACGGTGGCACCCCTAACAGTGTCGCTATCCGCGCGTCGTTTATCTGTGTGAGCTCCACGAGCGCCAGGTCCGTAGGACTGATACTGGTAGGCCTCCACGTCACGCCACCGGACAGCACGGCCGGTAGGCCCATCGCGCCGGCGCGCGCGATCACCCACTGGTCGCGGAGCTCCGCGGCCTGTTCCGGCGCGAGCTCGTCCGGATGTTCGAGCACCGAAGGTGGGATCCCACCAGACGCCACCAGGTTCACCGCGTACCGGCTTAGGACTTCGGCGGCTACTAGGCGCGCGCGGCCGGCGTCCAGTGGGCCTTGTCCGTGCGCGTCACCGGTCCGCGTCCGGTACCGGACGTGCAGCATGTCCGCGGTTACGTCACGGCCACCTATCGCGTACCGGCGCGTCCCACCGTCCCACTCCACGTCCACTGTCCACGGCTCCACCACGTGGAACCGCGCGGGCTTGCCTGTGGCGTAGTAGGCGGTGGCCACCACGAACACTTCGCCTAACTGGTAGTCCCACCACAATTGCTTCGCGAAGTCAGACCATGACGTGTATTTGTCAGGGTCCGGATTCTCGAGCCATCCGGCCGGCAGGGTCGGACTCGAGCCCACCAGGTACGGCGGCATTGTGCCCAGAATGCTGGCGTTCAGGTCCAGGCAGGCCCACGCCACGTCCGCGAGCTCGTCCAGCCGGCCATACCAGTCTGGGGTGTTCCACTCTGCAGGCCATCCGGACCAGGCGGCCGGCCGCGGTACGCGCGGTGGCGGTGGCTCGTAGTCCGGCGCGGTGACCTGCACCCCTACCGGATCCCCAGGCCGCGCGGACGGTGGGCCCACCGTGCCAGGCGCGGCTTCGAGCGCGTCGTTATCGTTCGGCTCTTCCGGTGGCCGGATCGCGCGCGTCTCCACTGGGCCCACACGTTACGCCCATGTCAGTGGATTTGTGGGTGTGGTCCGCGCGCCTGTGCTTCGCGTAGGGCCCACACCGCGGCACGGAGCACGTCAGACCGGCGCGAGCTCATGAGCGCCAGGCCACCGCCAGGCACGTCACGGACACGCGCGGATTCCACCTGGGGATCCAGGTCTGGGGTGGCGTCATGGATCAGCCGGCCGGCGCGCACGAGCTCGCGAAACAGGGACAGGCCTAGCCGTGTCTCCGTAGCACCGGCGCGTCCCACGCCACGGAGCTGTGGGATACGGGCGGCTACGGCCTGCCCTACCACCAGCCGCGAAGGTGACGGCCTCGAGTCCAACAGCGCGAACGCGTCATCTAGTGCCGTCTCCCACGAGTCACAGCACCAGCCGTCAAGCTCGAATATGTCGTCTCCGGCCAGCGCCACCGCGGCCACCGCCGCGCCATGTCCGTAGTTGTCCTCCACCGCCACCCAGACCGGTCCGGCCGTCTCAGACGGACGGTAGGTGGACTCCCAGGTTCCCTCCGTCAGCAACCTGGCGCCGGATGCTGGTCCGGTCCGGACCGGCCACACGTTCAGATATTGCGCCAGGAATGACTGCACCGGATCGTCCTCATCCGGATCTAACGAGTCTCCACGGTGGACGCGCCGTAACCGCGCCTGCAGTAGACGTTCGCGGCCCGCGGACCAGAACGGACTGGCCGCGCGCCACACGGCCGGATCGTCAATATCCGCGCCACGCGGCGCGGACCACTCGAGTACCAGCGTGGTCACCGGCTCCACGAGCTCCACCAGCGCCGCGTGTCGTCTGGTCGGATACAGCACCGTGGCGCGCCGGTGCGCGGTGCTCGCGAGCACTAACTGTGGACTGGCACGTTCGGCCATTGTCGGCTCGAGCCCATCGTCCACCACTTCCGGTGCCACACCCCACGCCTCATCCACCAGCACCAGCGAACCGGAATAGCCGTACACCGAACCTTTGCCGCGGATAATCCACCGGCTCTTACTGCCAGGCTCCGTTATCTGTTCGTTACCGTTCTGCTGCCTGCACGGATAGTCACGCTCGAGCGCCCACGCCATCGCCGGCAGTTGCACTTCCTTACACACAGGCAGGTCTTTACCTGTGTGCAGAATCGTCTGGGCCTCACCGAACAGGCCTGTCTGGTGCAGACGCCACGTGGAAGTGGCACGTAGGAACGTCGATTTACCGGACTGGCGCGACGTGCTCGCGAGCACGTCCAGCCACACCAGCCGGCCGTCCGCGTCATGCTCGAGTTGCCGGCACAGCACGAGCGCCTGCCACCAGCGCGGACGAATATCCGCCACAGACTCGAGCCATTCCACAGCGTCAGGCCCATACGAGCCCACCGCGTCCGGATGCGGACCAGTCATGAACCGCGGCCACCGGCCAGAATCCGGCACACTCCGGTAGGCGTCCAGCCACGGACACGCATCCCACACCGGATCTTCCGCGCCGGCACAGTCCGGCACCTCCGGCTCCACGAGCTCGAGCGCCGGCGCCGGCGTCCAGTGGCCACCGTAACCAAGCTCCATCCCCTGCCGGCGCTGACACGGACCACAAGCCGGCAGGGATCTACAGCACCCCGACCCCTCCACGTGCACGTGCAGCGCCAGCGGTGGCACGTGGTCAAGCTCCGTAGCCGGATCCCCACACGAGTGGCACACCGAACCAGGCCGGATCAGAACGCGTCTACGGCGCTGGTGTGCTGTCCCATACGGTCCACGGCCAGTAGTCGGCATGTCTCACCCATTCTGGGGGGGGTGACGGCTTGGG